TATATTAGCTATCAATAACTTTGCCACTAAGGCAAATTATTACTAATAGCCCTAAATCTTACAAAAGTAAGACGAGACTCGGCTCAGTCTCTACGTATCCGCATATGTATACGGAATTCCCTCTTTATCACATTTCATGAAAAATTCAATTTGTTCATCATATGTTAAAATTGGGAAAGTTTTATTCAAAAACTCATGGGCATGTATGATTTCATTCTTAACGAATTCATCATAACGTGCACGCCCATGTAAAAAAGCATGTCTCATAGCTTCACTACAGACAATTTTCGCGTGTTCTTGAGAGGTTAAATCTCCGACCACACGCCAGGTCAGCATTTTATAGATTGATTTAAAATCTAATGGCGCCATCCAAAGTTTAAGTTCCTCATCGTATCGAAAAGACCTCTTTAAAAAAAGATAATTCAGTTATACTTTTCTTGAAAGAAGGTCTCTTCTTCTTATCCGATGCATCAGTGACTTTCAGTCCCAATTCCTCAAAAGCATTTGCATGTCTTTCCTCAGTAAACCAAGGAATATCATCAGAAATACCTTTAGAATTGTCATCTCCATAATCACTCAAGTCTATGTTTTCATCAAAAGGAAATTCCATAAATACACGCCTCGCAGCTTCCTTAGTACTAACAAATTTTCCTAATAATGAAACAAGATATGCACGATAAGCAAGAACATAAGCCATCAGCTCAAACACAAACTCTAATATGCTATTTAATTCTGCAGTTCCGTAACCACCAGATGCTCCACCACAATCGAATTGTAGTATTACTCCCTGGATACGAATCAGCATTATCTGAGTGCATAATGCTAGAGCTTTAAAGAACATAATTGCTTGTTCAGGCCAATTACTATAACGGAGTAAAATAATCAAAACCTCACATGCTAAAATGTACTTATTAAGCATTTTATCAAAGAAGGCATAATCCATGTCAACCCACTTTGTATAATTCTTACTTAATAAGCGCTTAGCATAACGATCCCACTCCTTTGAACCAGCATTCATTCCAACTTTACAAGGAAAACTATCACGATGCTCTTTCATCCAGGCAAAGCACGGTCCCATGAACATTCTCATAGCCCACAGAATTGACCACTGTCCAG